AAAATCTTCTTTCTTAGCTGGTCGGACTTCCACTTGGTGTCCTTAACCAAAAGAGAGTCTTTAGTGCTTCTCGACTAGATTTGCCAATCGACCAAGGAACCTTAGAGATGTAATCATATAGAAGGTCTACTTCTGTCTGGTCCAATACTAGCTCAATAGATTCTTTCTCACCAAAGTCTAACTCTCTATCAGGTTCCTCTGAACCAGGAATAATCTTTCCACAGTTACATGGCTTAGATATAGCTTCTAACTTATCCAGAATATTAATTTCCTTATTAAGAATCGTTAATCCTTTTTGGGTATTCTGATTACCAACAACAATCAACCCATGAAAGAGATACTCAAAACGCTTCTTACCCAAGTCATCATTCCCGAACTCTAATTTGTGCAACATTGTTCACCTTAGTTTTTCTGGCAAAACACTACTGACATGTAAGGAGGATAATCTCCACCTGGTTGAGTATCTACTGAGAAAGTGTGATTGTGATTACCGTTATCGTCTGTATCTCCAGATACCCCAACAGAAAGACTAACACCAATATTTACCCTGTGAGAGTGAGGAAGAAATAGCAATGCTGTAGGTCCACTTCTATTTACATCTATTGGTGCTTGATTAGTTTCTTCATCAGTTCTACCATCTACTGTTCCAGAAGCACTACCACCTAAAGAAGCATGGTGTCTATGTGTTCCACCAGAAGTGACAGTTCCATCTACTCTATGTAAGTGAGTAACAGAACCACCAGCTACACCTGGAGAACCAGAACCTAATGGAAATCTATTATCTAATGCCGCTACTCTAGTCCAACCAGCAGGGCAACCTGACATAAACATTCCAATTAACCCAGAAGGAACAGGGTCAACTGAAGCTGTTGTTACAGGTTGCCAAGTATTATCACTTCTAAGAAAGTATCCACCAGTAGGAGCGTTAGTTCCAAGTCTACCAATAGGAACAACACCCAATAGTAGTTGACTAGCATCTATATTACGAAGTTGCGAGGCATCCGCACTAACATATCCACACGAAAATCTACCATTACGTTCAAATGAATATTGAGAATGAATAGCGCCCTGAGAGTCGGTCATTGACTCAAGATAAAGAGTACCAGTGCTATATTGAACAATTCTCCAATACTTTAAATCAGCACCAGCAGCAGTATCGTTAAATCCAAGAATAGAATTTGGTCCTTGAATGGTGCTATATGAACCAATTTTTTGAGCTACAAAGTTATTATCTTGATTTTTATAAGCAACCTCAGCAGGTAATCTAGCTGCTGGCACAGTTCCTACTACTAATGCGCTCGCATTAAGTTGAGGTATTTGAACACCCTCACCAAATGTTACCTTAGTTCCATCTGACATCATAGGATAGCCAAATGGAGGTAATGTTAATGAGCTACCAGTGCCACCTCTAGCTAATGCAACAATGCCAGATGTAATATCATTTGCATTGTAATTAACACCAGTAATAGAACCACCAGTAATAGCAACTGCATTGCTATTCTGGGTAGACATACTACCTAAACCAAGATTTGTTCTAGCACCAGCAGGAGTAGATGAACCTGTTCCACCACCACTAATACCAAGAAACTTAGTATACCAAACACCTTGATATAGTTCTTCAAATACAGCAGGAGTGCGATTAAAACGAATAGTAAAATCAGGCAAGTTTGTAGGAGAGCCAACCTGTAAGGTAGCTGCATCTATAAACTTCTCGTTTAATTCGGTTACAAAATCTAAGTAACCGGACGTAATAGCTGGAAGATTCCAATTAGCCATTGTCCTGCCTAGCTAGGAGTATCAATTCCGCCTAAAGAGTTCCAGAGAGTAGCAATCTGGGATTGTAAATCAATATCAGCAATAGCACATTCAGCTGTTTTATTTACTTCATCATAAGTAGTAGTATTAATAACATTAACTCCCATTACTACTTGTGGACCAGCTTGAAATGCTGCACCGGCTGGATTTTGAACTACTCTTTGTGCATATTGAGCACGAAATAAATGATATGGAGTATCACCAGGTTCAGATAATACCCCACTTGTAGCTTGAGCTAACATAGCTTGGACTCTCTCCATAAACGCGGAGTTACGAGTCAAAGCCATTTGTTTAGTAGAAGTCTCAACAGCCATTTCATCTCCTAAGCAACTTGATAAGTACCATTCATTTCTAATTCAAAGCCAGAACCCCAAGTCCAAGGAGTATCTGAACCAACATAATGACCAACTAAAGCTGGTAAATCAACTGCTACCATCCAATAATTTGTATCATATATAACTGTAGAGCCAGTACGAATATTAGACCCTAGAAAGTGTGCAGAACCAATTACATCTCTTGAAATATAGCCAGAATATGCAGGAAATGGAAATCCAAATGCCCATACATTATTAGCAGGTCCATATGTAGTAGATGCCTGCATAGTTAATCTAACTCTAAAATGGCATGTTTTACCAATAAGAGTATATGCTCCAGTAATAATACCATTAGTAGGACCAGGAGCAACATTAGCAGTCCATACAGGATTCCAGTTTGCCCAATGTCCTAGTGGAGTTCCTCTGCCTTGTTCATAATAACTAACAACAGCTATATTACCATTTCTATCAAAGTTAACACTAGATATTAGGACTGACATAGCATCATTTAATGCTTCTAATCTAATAAGTCCATCTCCATATGTAATCCATCTCCAAAGTCCTTTATCTACTGGAGCACTCGTTGCTTTAAGAAGAAATTGTAAATTAGGACCTTGAATTACAGTTCCTTCATATAAAGTCTGTGCTACAAAAGCATTATCAATATTCTTATAGGCAACATTAGCAGGTAACTGTCCTGATGATATAGAACCAATAATCTGACTAGCATCAATCTCTAACTTAATCCACGGTCCTGCTCCTAATCCACCAGAAGCATCATACTCAAAATACTTGGCTAGTTGGTTGTATCTAATAAACACTAGACTACGCCTCTAGCTTTCCAGTTGATAGTTCCATTAGCCCTATTACCAGAAGAATCAAATATAAATACCCTGAAATCATCTTTAGTAATATTATCTGTTACTGCGTATAGAGGCTGAACTGATACCGCTGCCGTTGCTGTCACTGAACTGATACCTTTGAAATCTTTATGATAAGTTACCAAAGTTCCTAATGGGAAATCAGCAGCAAAACATTCTTCAGTTCCAGAATCCAGGGTCAATGTTACATTAAGAACAACCTTAAGACTGGAAATAAAAGCTGCCGAATTATCATCTACATTTGTAAAGACCCAACGAACCTTAACATAGCGAAATAAAGTAGCAAGAAGGCTATTACCGATAATAGGAGTAGACCACGTAATACCATCCTCTGAATAAGAGATTTCTGTATTGATATTTGTAGTTCCAGTAAGCTGCTGCTTATTATAATCAGCAATAACAGTAAGATTCTCATAGACTTGGCCAAAGTCAAATACCTCTTCATAATAGCCATCTCCAATATATGTTGGTTGATAGTAGATTGGATAGCCAGCATCTATTTGTGCTTGTGGAGAAGCAAACCCAAAGAACTGGAAATGCTCTTCCCATGTATGAATAAGAGTTGGACCAATTACTCCTTTAACATTCTGAATAATAACATCATCTGTTCGTAAATACTCACCTGTGTAGTCAGCTTCTAATTCATCTACAAACTCAAACTCTGATGGGTCATGTAAATCAGCAATCTTAACTGCTGACATTAATGATTTGTTACCTACAATATCAACGGCCTGAACTGAATATGAATACTCTCCACCAGATTGCTCTTGGATTAACTTAAAGGTTCCATTAATCCTACCCTGTTCTACTCCATCTCTAAAGACAATATAGTAATCAATCTTCCAAGCAGATGGTGGCTCTGTCCATCGTAGTAAAACAGTTGATATAACAACCTGTAAAGCAAGCTCAGGTGGTGGAATAGTAGGAATAACTAAAACAGTTTCAGCTGAATCCCCTAACTCACTCTCAATATTCCATGCCCTGATAATAAACTGATATGTTCCATAAATAAGATTAAGAAAGATAGGGTCAACATTAGCTACGTCTGTTGCTGTGACAATAATTGGTTTAGCAGAGTCCCAATCAAGGCCCATCTTAATCTGATACCGAAAAGCTCCATCTAAATTATCCCAATCTAATCTAAGATTGGTAGGATAAGCAGTTCCGGTAAAGTTTTGAACTGCGCCTAATGGAGCAGCTACTCCGCCTTGGTCCTCACCAGCTATAGGTTTAGTAGGAAATACCTCTTCGTTAATCTTATATAGGTCATCAATGAGCAACTGCAAAGCCCTAAACAAAGTAGGGTTCTGCTTATCATCAATCCTTATTAAGTTGCGGACGGCGTTCTCGTTAGACATTAGAGTCTAGGAGTTTCAGCCCACAATGGTTTACAATCTACAGACAGGTCAAACAAAGTAAACCTATCCATAGCGTTAGTATTACACATTAACTTCACAGACATTTTAGTATCACGGAAGTTAATAGGCTTCTGATAATATAGATTGGGAGATACAGATAGAGTCCAAGGTGGCGGTGTAACAATCTTAACATGGTTTGTTCCATATAGATAGATACTAAGAGTGCCACGTCCTTCTACTCTAGATTCTAAGAATCCAAAGTGAAGGTAATGCTTGCTGCCAAGATTCATTAAATGAGTCTGGATATAAGAAGTAATCCTGGTGTTATCATCTAAATCAACCAGTGCATCTTTCTGATAGATATTACCCTCAAATCCTGCCTGCTTTAATACAGTCTCAGCAAACTGGTTAGAGTCTAATACAATAGTAGAAACTAACCAGGGAAATGCCCAAAAGCTCCATCGAACCTGAGCACCAACTAGCTGACCATATCTATTAAAAGCATTATTATAATCCCCAGAGATAATATGAGAGCACTCCACAGCATTATCCAAAGGAACAGCGGCATATAAAATCTTTCCTTCTGGGTCATCTACTAGCTGGACTTTATTGAACTCTTTCTTATTAATTCTATCCCAGAGGTCTGCAATATTACTAGAGAAAGGTGGGTCTTGAAATCCACCACCTTCATACACATAAATACCAGACTTATCACCTTGGAAGTATCTCTTTACTGACGTTCCTCTAGAATCAAGAATCTTAGAGACAGAAAATACTTCTGCTCCTATTGCTTTATCCAGAGGGTCAGCACGCCAAGTATCAGGGTCAGAACCATTATCAACAGTAACATACGTTCTATCTTGCGTTTGAATGAATAGTGAGGTTTCATGGTCAACTACGTTCGTAATACTACTAATAGCATCTGAGGGGTCTAAGTATAATAACCCGGCGGTCTGGTCAAATAACTCTACAAAGATTGCCTTAGAAAAGAATACATAATGTTCAAATCCTGGAACTCCCCAAAGGCACATCCTGTTATTGTAGATGGTTAATCCCAATCCACAAGGGAGAGTCGAACGGCTATCAAAAAGGTAGTCAGCGGAATCAACCAGGTCATCGTCAAAGAAATTAATATCATTGAGGACAGTAGTAGTATTATCAAATATCCTACCATTAGGAACGTAGAAGAACTCATATCCTAATTGATTTCCTGTCCAAAACCCTGCTGGAATTGACTTAGTTATTAACAGACGGCGTGCTACTGTCCCTTCTGGACCAATAGGAATATTAGCTACATTTAACCTGAAACCACCAGGACTATCAACCTGACCAAATGTAGCAGGACCAGGAGAAGTAATAAACCCGGAATCAGTTTCAAAGGATACCGCCACTAAATACTTACCTACACCCAAATCTCCAGAATTAGCAGAGATAGTGCAGTCTAAAGTAAATCCTACAGGTGGAGTTCCACCGGCCGGTCTTAATGTTCCTGGTCCCTCACCTTGATATACTTGAATCAAAGCACCAGGAATACCAGCAACCCTATCGTGAAAAGTAATATAAGCTCTATTAAGATAATTAACAGCGCTAAAATCTTTATATGCTGGATTAGTAACCAGAGGTCCACTATAAAGAGAATCCCATAGATTACCGCTAGTATCAAGAATAAGGTAACGGCTTGTTTCGTTAAGACGTTTGTAAACAAAGAATCTTCGGATGTTAGCCTTGTCGAATATTCTTGTAAAGCCGTCACGAGTCCTGACTTCAAGGACTTCAAACTCCGTATTAAGCGAGTCAATAAAGAAGCCAGGTGGGACTGCATCGTCTATTCCATTAGAATAGAGTCCTTTGAAGACATTGATAGGGATTTGCGAGTGGTCCCTAACCGTTGTTTTCTTAGAGGGCATTTGATACAGTCCCACCTATTACCCGACTACTGCATCTTGTCAAAGATTAAGTAGAAGGTAATCACGTCACTTGAAAGTCCAGCAGGCACAGCACCAGCACCTACCTCTACTCCGGCAAGTGTAAAGATTTTCAACTTCTTAGTAGTAGGATTATACTGACCGTAGTAAGCCAATCCAACCACATTCACCCAGAATGGTTGAGAACCAATGCCAGGTAAAGGAATACCAAGACCAGCGCCATCTACCATGTTGGCAACAAAGTCTAAAGCATTACCACCAGCAGTATAGGTATCAGGACCAGCCGCTACTGCTAATACTCCAACACAATGAATCTTCTTACCATCATCCCATACCTTTTTAGAAGTAGGGGTCAGTTTCGCTTCAGCCATTTGAGTTACCTCGTGTAAGTCGTAAATCGGTTTAGCTTGAAAGGTCTGCGACGGGTGGGTTTAGAGTGACTTTGTTTGACTTCCTTCTTCAGCAACTTATTTAACTTTCCAACCGCAACAGATTCCAAGTCTATTGCTTTGCTACGATTCTGCCCAATGTGTTCGGCAGCTAAAGCAGCAGTATGGTAAGCCAGGTAGTTCAAAGCGTGAGTTAGCTCAATAGGGCTATTCTCACCAGTAACAGCAAGAATAAGTCTATGATAGCGAAGTCTAATAGATTTACTAACAGTAGCACCAATGAATACTACTTGCTGCTCTCTCCATACCCAAACTCCCAGCTCATTACCAGGAACTCCGTTAGGGAGAAAACTCCTTTGGTCCATCTGTTTATAGTATTCATCTCCTCTACCAGTATCTTTCTCAAATGCCTGGATAGGAACAATAATATCATTCGGCAGAATTAACTGCTTAACATTAGCTGATAAGGGAATATCAACTGATACTTCCTTTGTAACAGTAGAACCGTGGTCAACCAATTCATCAGAAAGGTCATCATTAGCAATCTTCAGATATGGTAATAGAACCTCATTGGTATGAAGGTCTATTGCCACATCATTTAAGACCGCTCTTGAACGGTCCATTACTTCTGATGCTAGAAGTGCCATGTTATACCTTTACTGTCGGTGGTGGTGCTAATTGCTTAACATCTGGCGGAATGATGCCAAAAGCAATAGCTTTCTCACGATTCAAGATTGCTTTGCAGCTAATACAGATAACTGCACGAGCATCAATCTGAGTAAAGCAAGCGGGGCAATCAATCATTCCAGCGGTCTGATTGTACTCAACCACCCACTCACCCTTATAACCTAAATACTCAGCAGCATAACGCTGATGGCCTGAAATCAAACCAATCTTATGATACTGATTCCAGTCATCATCAGCCTTACGACAAAGATTTTCAAACCAGCGAATCTGCCTGGCTTTAAGAGCATCAAGTTCTTTCTTATGCTTAGTAAGGACTTCTTCTCTTGTTACCTTACCATCGAACCACATCATCCCTGGTCCGGCATTTTCATCTGCCTCAATAACAGTATTAACAAAGTCATCAACAATAGATTTTGCAATATGATGTGCCGCTACAGGAATCTTGATATTATGGTCAGTAGCGGGAAGCCTTTGAATATAAGAAGATTCTTCAATATTGACCAGAACGAAGTCATCTTTCTTAGCCGCCGGGATTTTATAGAAGCCACCCGTAATCGGTTTGACTTCAATAGTTTCAAAAGGACAAATTGAAAGAACTGTAGCTGATGGCATTGACTTTACCTCTAGTAGCCACTTGGAACAACGATGTCTTTAATCTTTGGTCCAGGCCCGGCTGATTTTGATAACGTGGATGACTTAAACGTGGGTAACTCTTTAGTCGGTTCTGGCTTATCTAACTCTGCATAAACTTTATCTGACTCTTCGGCCATTCTCTTTTCTTCAATTTCAAGGTGGTCCGATTCTGAGAGAAATCTCTTTTCCCGTTTTTCAAGATTATAGACAATGAACTCGATTGCCTTCCAGTTGAGGGGAAGTTCATTATCGTCTTTATCAAGGAAGGGAAATAATGGTTCATAAACCCACTTATCGTAGAGAACATCCTGGCGATTAAGATTAGGCTCAACTCTTTCAAGGAGCCAGCAATCCTTCATATACCAGTATTTCTTAATCTCTACTAATCCTTGTCTAACTCCTAGCCAAATGCCAGTCTCTTGAGTTAGAACATCATAAGAACCGTATCTCTTCTCAGTCTGCTTTTCTGACCGGACAATACGATACTTAGGCTGTAAGGAATACTTTTCTTTCCCATACAGCAGGAGAAGCCGCTTATTGATTTCGACGTGTAGTGCTTGAATCATATCAGAAAACGGAGGACTGGCTGGCTCCCCAGATTCAACCAGCCCCCCGCTCCCCTTTACCTGTTAGTAGCCGGTAGGAACTAACAGATTGTCGATATACGCCTGAGCAGGTGGGCAATCACAGAAAAGATTCCATGAAGCCACAATATAAAACACCTGCGACGTAGCGACTCCACCCGATTGACCTCTCATCTCGAAAATCTTTCGACCTTCGACGGTGTAGTAGTCAATGGGCGTCAGTTCAGCGCGACCCCAATGGTCATTTGTGAGGAAGTCGATACGAGTCTTATTCCACACAAAGTTTGGACTGATTGGAGCACCAGCCAAACGCATGTTCTCAGAGAAGAACAAGTTAAGTCCCTGTTCAGAGGCTTCCTTATTAATCACTGAAACAAGCTGACCTAATGCTTCATACGCCTGAACCTGACAAGGGTGCATCCAAGCTGTAAGCGGAGTCTTGTTATCCATTCCAAGACGGTCGCCAATAGCGTTAATTGCACGACGAGCAAAAGCTGGAGCTAAAGCAGCAGCCGCAGCATTTACTCTATTTGCCTGAACTTCAGGAGTAGTAGCACGAGGCAAACCAAGCCAGTTACCAACAGTGGAGTTCTGGACGTGGTATGGAACACCAAAAAGGCCAACTGGATTTGCACCAGATAAACCTTCTGGGAGAATGAAACAGCCAGGTGCAATCGTTGGAACAGTTGCATCAAGCTGAATCTTCTTGTTTACTAAATCGTATGCAATAATCTTAGCAGGAGTGCCAGCGGTATTCAATGGCGCTGCAAGACCAGCATCGTAAACAAGAACGCGCTGACCCTTACGGAGCAGCTTAATACCATAACCATCAGTCGTGCAGGTAATGGTATCGTTTGTGAGAGTGGTAGTAGCTAAAGAGGTAACGGTTGCAAGAATACCATTACCAGCAGTCATGCACTGAGCTTCAGTCTGACGACGAAACTCTGGCATTGCTTTAGCCATCAACTCCTTGAAGAGATTGACAACAGACTTACGGCTGTCATCAGTTCCCCACTGAGCTTTGGTGTTCCACTGAATAGCGTGCTTGAAGTGATTGGTGTTGATAACAGCCTTATCATAGGTCTGTCCATCGCCAATTCCCAAGTCTCCACCATCCGGATTGTAATATCCGAAATAGCCACCAGGTCCGATAGCTAATGGGATTCTCATATCCCTTTCGGAAATTACTTCAACGTCCTTCTTCTCCACAGTGGAAAAGAACTTCGCCTTTTCTAACTCGTAAAGCATGGAGAGCTTTTTACGAACTTTCTCCATTTCAACCGACAGAAGCTGGGTTCCGCCAACAGCCATGATTCGTCTCCCTTACTTCGGTAAGTATTTCGGCTTACCGTTCAAAATGTCCATATCAGTGGTTCTAGCTCTATCAACCCTGCTAAAATCAATCTTGTTTTCTTCACTTCTATTGCCGCCCAATCCAGCAGGTACTAATCGGCGCGACTCAGACTTCTGTTGGTCTTTCACTTTAATCCCGGCTTCACGTAAGACTTTGTTTCTAACTGCTGGCAAAGCCTGTCTTGCACGCTGCAAGTAAGCCTTGACAATCTTAGACTTCCAATCTCCAGAGTACTTGCTCTGACGAGCCTGCTCAAATAAAGAATTGATACCGCCAAGGTATCTCTTATCCGAACCAAGAATCTCGTCTACTCCGGAGAAAATATCTCGGATGATATTTCTCTTCTGGTAATCATCCAGTTTGATTCCATCAAGTTCTTTTGTGATGGAGAGTTTCATTGAGTGGTTCACTACTTCCGTGATTCCACCCTTGAACTCCTGAGCTTTTGTCTCAACGAATTCCTGCTTTTCCTTTTCCCAGTCTTCTTGCTCCTTAGACTTGGCAGCTTTCTTTCTCTCTTCTAATGGAGCTTTAATATCCTGGGTATCGAACCAATAGTTATGAGCATGAATAGCAACAGCCGCCAGATTCTTATTGCCTGTCTTCAAGGCATCTTGATACATAGCAGTAATGGCCCTCTTCATGGGCTTTAACATTACTTCACCATATAACTGCGGACTCAATTTACCAATAGAATCCAAAATGGTATGAGAGAAATCCTCGAACTTCTCTTCGTCTGTATTCTTTAGAGCCTTGAGGAAATTACCAGTCTTTTCTACATCCCCAGAAGAGATGTCCTTATACATCAGGTCCAAGAAGGCAGCATTTTTAGCTGCAATCTTAGCTTGTTCTGGACTGGTAAAGATTTCCCCCATCTCTTTATCACGTTCGAGGGCTTCCCTTAGACCAGGAATCTTTTTGAATAACTCAGGCGAAGCCTTCTTTACTGCCTTAGTTAAATCAGAAAGGTCTAACTCTCCCTGTTCTTCTACGTCGGAATCGTCGTCCCCAGACCCATCAGATTCTTCATCGCCGGAATCTTCGTCTTCTTCTTCATCATCATTTTCTTCGGGTTCTTCTTCATCCCCTTCTTCTTCATCGGGAACGGACTCTTCTTCTTCGTCTCCATCGGAGGCGGGAACTTCATCGGCATCATCATCTCCTTGATTAAGGATGTCTCTATCTGTCATTCCCTCAGGCATATCTACATTATGTAAAGTGGATTCACCACCACCTGTAGGATTGCCTTCTGGGGCAAAGAGAAACTTTGGAGTCTTAAACATTATCCACCTGTTCTAGTTGAAACTGAATCTGGTTCTACACCTGGAGGTGTTTCATTTGGAACATCAGTTCTGATTTGCTGCATCATCTGATGTGCTTTCCAATGCAACACTACGTTTTGATACCCATCTGGGTTTTCTGACTTTGCTTTCTGACCCTTAGAACTATTAAGCCAAACCTTACAGACTTCCATCTCTACCATATGGTCATCAAACTCCTCAGGAGTAATAGAGGGTTCCATACCTAATGGAGAGTTTTGACTTGGCACTGGCGCTGCTTCCATAAGCATTGAGATTTCCCGGTACTGTTTAGTCCTATCATTAATTCCAGGAATATACAGTTCAGGTATGCCAAGGGCTTTCTTGACCAGTTCATTATTCTGTGGATGTGTAACCAATGCCATGACCATCGGGTCTTTGGATTGGAGAAGTTGCATGAGAACGTCTTTAATCTGACCAGGACCCATTGGCAACAAGTCGGAGAACTCAGGTTCACAAGAACCAATGTCTCCACGCTTCAGTGCCATATGGTCTACATTGGTAGATTGGAAACCTGTGGCAGTTTTCTCTACCATCTTCTCATCATACTCTAAAAAGTCAGCATACTCCCGAACTGCCTTATCAATAACTTCTGCCCATAAGAAAGATGCAATAGCAGAAACAGTTCCTAATCTTTGTAACGCTTGGTTCTGCGATTTAGTATATTCAGTCGCTGTAGAAGTTCCAGGAACGGAACCACCGTAAACATTAGGAAAGTCACCCGTAACAAACTCAGCATAATTCTTATACTTTGAAGTAAGACCCACAATCTCAGGCGAAAGCTGAGCTGTTTTGGTCTCATAGAAGTTTTCCCCGATAGCTCGCCCAGCTTCCTTGAAAGTTTGGGTAATATTACCGGGTTTTGCTTGGGTATCTCCGTATTTATTGAAATCAATAGCATCAGAAGCAATGAATAGCTCGGAGATACCATGTTCCATCGTCTGTAATTCAAGTTCATCAATCTCTGCATTGATATCTTGAATCATAGCGAGGTTTGTTCCTAATGGTTCAGCATGGATTGAACTGGCACGTGGGTCAATACCCATAGTCCAGTGGTCATCCATATCTTCTCCATTGATTTCCACAGCATCGTCATTAATATAGATAACGTATGCACCAGTCGGGTACTTTTTCTTGATTTCCTGAACTAAATCTCTATTAGTAGAGTCCTTTGGCCCACCAATCAGGTCAAATTGCCAAGGTCTATACCAGACACACTTGACAACAGCAGTATTTTGTGGTTGATTGTTGAGAAAGACAGAAGGATACCTAACAGAGTTATCAGTTGAGGTATCAGCTGTAGAAGCTGCAATGTCTTCTACTAAAGGTTCTTCACCGGCCGGCCCATTTGCACAAAAAATAGACCTAAGTGAAGCAATAGACTGGTCAAACTTGAGGATTAGATAGCCACAATGCTCTGGAGTACGAGCAGAGTATGGGACTTTTACGTTTAAGACCCCAAACGGGTCAATACTAACTCTACCTTTTACCTTATCAACCTGAATAGGAACAGAAACCTGGACGGTTTGTGGAGTTACTTCTGTTTGTATTTGCTGGCCGCAAGAAGGGCAAGCCAAGCCAACAGAATCAGGAGAACTTTCACCAAAATCGTATCCACATGTAGGACAAGAATGATTATAAGATGTCTGGTCTTCTAAAGTTGTCTCTTCTACCTGGTAAAGACCGAACTTTCTATCTTTCTTAGCATATGAATAAACGAATGGAGTACCTTGATTGAAGTATATAGCAAGAATTTTGATATAAAGGAGCTTAGCTTTATTGTGTTTCTGAACTATTTTGGCAAGAGCGGAGAAGTTTTCTGCTTTATCAATGTCATCCGCATTGTCGGCATCGGCCGGGAAAAATAAAACGCTGGGGACTCCAACGGACAATGCTGCAATAATTGATTCTCCATGCGGACGATAGATATTAATGATTCGAGGTGGGACTCCTTCAGATTCTTTATCTTCCCAGTTCGGAATGGCCCAGTCATTTGTTAAGTTATCCCAGAATAAAGTTACAATATTATTGAAATAGAGTTCTAACCTCTTAGCTTTTCTTACCCAAGCATAATGGACAGCTTCGTCCTCATGCTCACACTTAGAGAGCAAGTCCTTCAACAGTCCTTTCCATTCATCTGGAACGGCTGTCTGTTGCTTTACTGGCTCTTGCTCTTCAGGAACAGTATCAAGCTGCTCCTCTTGAGGCGTTTCTTGTTCAATCATTTACTTCTACCTGTTCGTATTCTTTCTCAGGCACAGCTTCATGCTTACGTTTGTTAGCCATTACCTGCTCTCGAACACGGGTATAGACTGATTTATAACCTCTAGAGGATTTGAATTCAACTTCATTCCTAATCCTCTCTGGCTTATCTTCTTTAAGCTCAGCCCTTAACCAGGCAACCTCATCTTGGAGATATACTATGAACTCATCCTTAGACCTAATGATGTCTTCGAAAACCGCGGCGTCTAAATGTAACACCCTGTGGCGAACCCTTCTTGCTCTCCAAGAACTCCATCTTTCGATAAAAAGAAGTTTGGTCTCCACTAGCCAGTTCATTAAGCGCCTGCTGAGATTTCTCATTATGGTCCATTTCCTTTGCATGTAATATTTGATATTCTCTTATACCGGATAATAGTATTCGCACACAATCATAAGGGTCATCCCCATCAAACTCTTTAACATCTTCAGCTTTCTTTCCTTCTTCGGGACTATCTTCATATACACAAGAAGGGATGGTCTCAATAAGTAAAGGACAAGTGTTGAAGATTTGTAATTTAGGCAGATTAGTTTCTTCCTTTTCTGCCTCAAACAATTTAACATAATCTACATATGCCTTCTGCCCATATAGACGAAATATCTTATCTGCATATTCCTTAGAAAACTCACCGCCATATAGCTTAGCAGGATTATCTTTTTTCTCCCACCGCAAATACTCATGTAGAGTTATCTTACCGTTTAATCTGTTCTTCTCACCTAACTCTACTTGACACTTGAAATCGTTTTGCCTAAGAGCCTTTGCTAACTGGTCATAGATAGTGAATGGCTCTCCACGGTTCTGATTAGCTGAGTGACAAATCCTAACCTTACCTAATGCTACTCTTTCCTCAGCAGTAGTAAGGTTAATCAAATCAGTCAGATAATCTACAATCTTCTTCTCCTTGAAAGCATACTCACGATAGATATAGACACGGCCAGTTGGAGACAAAGCAGACCAGTATATAACAGTATATGCAGCATAACCCCAATCAATCCCGATGAAACGAGGCCACCAACTTGGTATGTCAAAAGGCTCAACGACATGGCAAGCATTATCTGGCTCGTCAGATAAAGGTTCCAGACGGAACTCCTTAAATACCATTCCTTCGTATGTGTCCCAATCGCCATATAGTTTCGCTTTCTTTTCTGCTTCGGACAGGCTCATTAGCTGAGCAATGTAATCTGGATTGTTTGCTAATAGAGCCGGATTATCTTGAATCCTTGCCGGAATGAACATCCGCTTTAATCCGGTCTTTCCGTCTATTAGTAATCTGTAACCTTCCTTGAACGGCCTAACAAATCTGTTCTTAAAGTATGCGTGACCTACGTTACCTGGGTTCGTTCCACTTCTTGCGATTGCAGGTAAATCAGCGCATCTACTACGCAGACGGGACATAACGAGATATGAATATTGGAATTCGGTAAAGTGAGTTGCCTCGTCATATGAGATAAGATTATATTGGTCGGAATCGAATTTTCTAATATCATCTTCCTTATCTGCTCCACCAAAATATTGGACGGCACCAGATGCGGGCCACACCCATTTCTTTTTAGTCTCATTGAATACTGCACCTGTAGATGGATAGATTTCTTTGCTTCTAGAGATTAATTCTGTTTCTAATTGCTTTAGATTCCGTCTAAGAATAATACCTTTGTAAAGCGGATGCTCGTGAAACTGATATATAAGCGGAAGCCATATAATAAGTTCTGTCTTCCCAGCGCCAGCAGCACCACC